TACGAACACCTGTGACTGAAATACTGAGTTGATAGAAAGCATCTTCTTCGTAGGCGTAAAACACTTGTCCAGGAGTCCACTCAGTTTTGGCCAGTTCAATTTCGTCCAGTGTACCGTAGTCATAGATTACAACACCTTGTTCAACCAACAAGTAACGTTGCAGGTTGTCAAAGTCCACTGTTTGTTGCAGGAACACATAGGGTCCTGCAGTGGTAGCAGGTCCCACAACTTCATCAAAAAAGTCTGGGTTGTCTGGCACACCGTCATTGTCTGCATCACGATAACTTACCAGTACTTGAAAGTCATCCACATAACCATCGCTTTCCACAGGTTGTCCAATGATGGTGGTGTAGATGTCACCAGGCAGGGGTTGTGTTGAGTTGGGCTGTGTGTTCACTGCCAAGATGTTGACAAAATCTTTGATGATGGTGCCTGTGCGACTGTCGTAAACCAGTTGATCATCATAGAAGAAGAAACGTGTTTGTAGCACTGAACCAAAGTTGTAGGCTAGGCCACGGAATGTGATGGTGTAGTTTTGATTTTGTACCACAAATGATATCATCCAAGATGAGTCTAGTCCAGGTGCATCTTGATCAGCATACTGTTGGCTCCACGCTGCCACAGTGGTTCCATTGCTTTCATACACTTTGAGATTGGTGCTTGTTATGATGTACCAGGTATAAGGTGTGCCGGTTATGTCACCATTGCTGTCATAGCCTAGGCCAAAATTGCGATTTAATAAAATTTGTTCAGTCATGGCCTGTTCCACCGCAGTGGGCAAGTCTGTAACAAACAACGGAATAATTGTGTCTACAATGGCGCCAGTGGGCACAAAGTTGTTGATGACAACTGGTCCGGCACCTGAACTGAGATTGCCCAGGCCACCGTTGTAGCCATCACCCACAATGAGTTGAGGGCTGACCCAGATTTCTACTCGTTCATCTGCACGAGTTGGCGAGCCCAGTACCAGTCGATTGTTGCGATCAAAGTAATAGCCAGTAGGTGGCACAAATTTGATCAGTGCGCCTGGAATCACATATTTAAACATTGTTGTGGTGGTATCGCCAATGGGAATAGGAGTACCATTAGGCCATGTGGCACTGGTTGTGGTATTTCTAAAATAGCCAGTGGTTTCATTGGCCATGGTGGTGCTTTGATTCCAAGTGTATCCAGACAACCATGTCACACTGTCAGGCACTGTGGTGCTGGTTACTCTTGGAAAGTTTTCATAGTAAAACTGTTTGACTGTGGGTCCGATCAAGGCAGGTTGAACTTGATTGGTTATGACATCAGCAATGTCGTTACGATTGTCCCAAGAAAACAATATGGTAGGCAAGATGTTTTGACGCCATAGCGCACCATCACTTGAGAATGTGTTGGTCGATGAATACTTGCCAGTGTTGTCCACTAAGTCAAGATAGCGACTGGTACCAATTGACGCACGGTTTAATGCTTTGCTCTTGATGATTGAGTTGTATTGTGTGTATGGGAACAGGTTATAATCTTCACCGTTGACCATGCGATTCTGTGTGTAGTATCTTGCAGGCGCACGTTGTTTGATTTCAGCAATGGGTTCACGTGCCTGACTATTGCTCACAGGACGTGTGATACCACAAGTGAATGTAATGGTCTGCAGGTTACCGTTGCGATCAGTGTAGGTAATGGGCAACACCACATTTTGCATTTCTTCAGGATTGATGATGTATTGCAAACCATTGCTTGCTCGAACATAAGCACGGAACACACCCACCGGAATTTCACTGAACACACCGTCACCAAATATCATGGTGATTTGATCATTGGCTCTGGAAGTTGCTGAATAAATGGGTTGCAACACATTGTCGCGTTGTGCTGCCGCTGTGTACACATTGTCCACGTACTGCCACTCGCGACTGATTGTGCCCAGGTTGTCTAGTTGAAACAACCAACGGTCTATATTGTTGACACCTTCAATGTTGATATCCACTGTGCGGTTGGCAATGCGTTCAGCCAAGTTGAAGTCTTGATTCTGCAACACACCTTGTTTGAACAAGAAAAAGTAACCAGTGTTGGCTGACTGAAATCCCAGTTGGTCGTTTCTAAACAACACATTGAACACTGTGTTGGGCTGCGGTGCTGGTTCATACACATAGTCTCTGCCCACAGAAGTACTAGTGGTAGCTTCAAACGGCATGTTGACGCCATCCACTGTGGCAGTGTAAGGAATCACCGGCAAAAACCCTGGTACCAAGTTGATAGCATACTCATCTGTACGCACCCCCAAGATGGTTTGACGATTACCTGGGCGGCCTACTTTTTGGCTATCTACCAAGGCAGCATTGATAATGGCAGTAAATTGTTCTTGCCAGTCCACATTGGTTGGATCAGCCCAGTTTATAGTGACGTTGCTGAGATTGACACCATTGTAGTCCACAACATTTTCAGTTGTGGTCACATTGAATACTTTGAGATAGCCTTCGGCCGCTGTATTGCGTTTGGCAGTGTAGCTGACCAGGTTGGCAAGACGCACCACACTATCTCTGCGTTCAGCAGTGTCTATGTAGTTTTCTCGTGTGTTTAAATCTGTGCGAAAAGCCAGTGCCTGGCCCATGAAAGCCATAACATCCAGCAAGGCAATGAATTCTGACGATTCAATGTAGTCATTGAATGTTTCAGGGTAATACAAACGCAGATAATCAACAAAACTTTTGCGCAGAGTTTCAAAATCATAACTTTGAAAGTCAGCTTCGCGATAGGTTTGGTAGATCTGTTTCCAATCTTCTACGCCGAATATTGCTGTTTGTCTTGTGGTTGTTGCCATGGTTCTCTCGTTTGTGCTTTATTTATTGAGAAATAAAACGGCGCAGTTATACGTAACTGGCATTACGAGTAGTTTCGTCAAAGAATATGCTGAGTATTTCAGCGTTGGTGGTGTTTATTATTGTAACTTCTAACTGTATCAATATGCCATTTTGTTGCGGATATACCTGTATGTCATTGATGGTGAGTCTAGGGTCACCAGCGGCCACACGTTGTATTTCGGCTCGCAACTCTTCTTGCAGTTGTTCCACTTGATTTTCAAACAAAAAACTGTATATGGTGGTGCCATAGCCGGGGCGGCCAGGCAGTTCGCCTTGACGTATGTTGAAAGCGTTCAGCAGGTCACGCTGTATCAAATCAAAGTCAGTGAGTGTGAACTTTTTGTTTTGATTGATAGTGTTGAAGCCGATAAATGTGGTCATGTGTGTACTTATCCACCTTTGATTCTGCGTAAATTAGGCAAATACAAGGTTCTAATATCGTCAATCAAGGCCAGTATTGTAGACAACAATTCGTCAATTTCTCTAGCAGCATCGGGCACAGGATTTGATAGTTTTGCAATGTCAGTTTTTTGTACTTGCGCTCGTTTGGCCAAATCATTTAATTTTTTAATAATTTCTGACAACTGTGCTATCTTGGCATCGGCATTGCTGGCTGTGGTTTCAGTGGCATTTATTTCGTCTAATTTTTTCTGCTGATCTTTCAGCAATCGTACTATTGCTTGTTGTTCAGCAAATAAATTGCTGGGCAATCGAGGAGTGGTGTCGTTGTAGTCAATGGCAGGTATTTTGTCATTGCCAAACACTCGGCCCAGGGCCGCAGATACTGTTTCACGATTTACTGTGTCAGTGGCTTCTCCTGGAGGTGCTTCTTGTAACATTGCATCGTTAAGTTTTTCATCTGCTGTACCAATGGCAAATTGTGCTTCTTTAAACTTAGCGTCAAAATCAGCCTGTTTGTCTGGTGGCAACTGTCCGCGGATCCAGTCAGTACCGGCTGCTGAATCTTTGGCAAACACTGAGGATATTCCGCCGAGTTCTTTGGGATTGAATCCATCCAGCGGTACACCCAATGAACTGGCTGTGGCCAAGCCCGAACTCATTAAATTTTGCTGTGTCAAGTTTTGTGCTGCAGGATTACTTAAAAAACTGTCAAGACCGGTGATACCACCTGTGCCGGTCCACACAGCAGGACTTTTCAACACTGATGTTAAATTATTGGATCCTTGATTGAGAAACGTGCTGGCAGTACCTGGCTTTAACAGTCCTGCTGTTTCTAGTTGTGAGGCATCAAATCCAAACTTGCCAACTCCTGTTGCGTTGGTTATTTGGTCAAAATTTTGTCCGGTAGCAGCACCTACTGATGCTATGGTGGCACGAACATCCGTGGTGTCAAGTCCTGACATGGGCATGACCGCTGTGGCTGTTTTGGCAAAATCTGCAGTGTTGATACCATTGGTCACTGGTGCTCCAAACAACGAGCCAATCTTGGCTGAGGTTTGTTGCAGTATGGTACCACCATTGGTTATTCGACTTTGCAAATTGCCTGTGTTGCCAGCAGCCAATGATTGCTTGGCACTTTCGGCGATGCTGACAAATTGATTCTGTACTCCTCGATCTGTGCCAGGAAATCCTGCAAATCCTTGTGTTAATTCTGCTTGAGCCGCTGCCAGACCATCTGCAGCCTGTGTTTGTGCGCTGACTATGTCACCTGGTTGAAATCCAGTGAGTCCACCAGCTGAGGCTTGCTTTTGAAAAATAGCAAATGCCTGTTCGCGGGTCATGTTTGGTGGACCACTAACTTCAAAAGTACTTGATGTTTGATCAGGATTGTTGATCAGTCCAAATTTTCTAGCCAGTCTTTCACCCTCGGCTCGCTCTTCAGGGGTGGCTTGTCGAGTTGGCGTTGTGGATTGTGCACCACCGCGACCGGTGTTGAATGTTCTGCCGTCATCCACGGGTCTAGGATTGGGCAAGGGGCTGAGTCCTCGACGCAGTCGTTCATTGTTCACCCGATCCCATACTATGGGATCATTGCCCGAGTAGGTAAGTTTGTCATCAGGCGTGTTGCCACTCAATCCCCGTTCTAACGAAGTCCCTGATGCCTGCAGACTGTTGAGATCAAAAGTAAATGTACTCATAGTGCTTTGATCACCACTCCTGCTGGCACAGCCGGTGCTCCTGGTGGTGGTTTAGGCTTGCCGGGTTCCAGTTTGACTTTGACATCTACTCCGAGATTGTGATAAGGATAAGGTTCATGTGTGGGTGCTCGGGGCACAATGGTTTCCAATGCATCATCCTTGACTTGCCAGCCCTTGGCAGTGTTAAATTCTGTGTCTGCCAGCAAGATCTTGGCAATAGGTTTGGGTGCTGTGACTTCGGGTGCAGCAGGACCATTCAAGTCAATGCCGCCAGCAGTGAACAACAATGCATCGCCACCGTTCCATGATCCTGTAGCGCTGTTCAATGCTAAAGAACCGTCAGCCTTGATGCCAATGGTATTTTTACTGTAGATTTTGAAATCTCTCTGTGCAGATATGTTAAGATCAGTCATGGCTTCTACGGTCATGGCATTGGCTGTTTTG